CCGCTATTCCACAGCTTCGAGTTTTGCTCGCCGACGTAGTCGGTCAGACCGATAGTCGAGAGCGAGTTCTCAATGTACCACTTTCCACCAGGACCTTGGAAAGCGTGGCTGAAAACCTTGACCCATGGTAGGCCATCGCCAGTAACGTTGAGGAAGCGGATAGTAGCGGAAGCGTTGCCAGCCTTGTCGGCTTCGAGCTTCCAGAAGCGGTCGTCTTTGTACGAACCTTGGCCGGGATTGGCGATCTTATCGAAAGCCGTTGCGATCTTAGAAAAAGATTGGCCGCGCATTTTGCGCAGAGCGCTGATATCCATAGTATGTCCTAATTATGTTGTATAACGTTGTGTAAAAGTATGATATAGAGCGTTTCACATTACTCTATTATATATTGCAGTGGACAGAATAGCTAGTTTATCTTTTGCCCAGGCCTTCCGAGGAGGACCCAAGTGGGAAATTTAGGCGAACCAATTCTTCGACACACTACAGCTCTATTTATACCAAATCTCTCAGCGACTTCCTGTCTAGATGAAAATATTTCACCATCGACTGAAACTTTCTGGCGATTACCAGCAGCCGCTCGCTCACGGCGTTCTTTGGAATGTGGCTTACCAACATTCCATTTATTACCAACTAGCTTCTCGCTCAGTTTAGACACGACTTCTTCATTGACCTTGGCGTACATCCTTGATGATGTACACTTTCGTTCCTGTCTAGAATTACCAGTATGCATCAAATGGAACGCATAGGTTTGAGAACCACCATAAGCCTTCCACAAGAGCATATGAGCAACATAGTGTTGGCGAACTGATAGCTGCTTACGGTTCCAGGGATGGTCTATGAAGGAAGCGTATTCCGGAAATAGGTCCTTAGCCTTGGGGCAAATGTGATGGTCTTCGGTACGACCTTCAGATTTACATTCTAGAATAAAATTATAATAGCGTCTCAGGTAATGAGGATTATGAGGTTTTGACGCTAGAATATCGTAAATCACTCTCTCAGTAGCTCTTGGTCATCGTCCGGTTCATCGTTACCGGAAAGGTAATCTTGATACGAGTCAGCGTCGTGCTCGTTAAGGGTCCGCATACCAACTCCACGTTGGTTGGGGCGATGCTTTGGCTTCTTACTTGCCTTCTTCTCTTCTTCGTCGTATCTCATACCACTATTTGCAGGTCGTCCGTAAACGACTCAATAACCTTTTGAACTCTTTCCTTGTTGAATTTCACAAAACCTTGAGACTTGTCGATCCGACGAATCTCATTCTCAAAGAGGAAGGACATAGAACCCTTCCAACCTTTCAGGTAATTTAGGTACGCATTCAAGATCACCATGGTCTGGATGGAGACGTGGCGACCGAGGTACATGTTCAGAAGTGCCGGTGGAGAGGCACCTTGGAACTCAAGGAGGTGAGTAGAGTCTTTGCAATGGGTTTGGATAAAATCGAGTTCAGATTGAAAGAGGTGTGTAATCGACTGACTGTTCTTTTGCCACTTGATGAAGTGATCGTTCGCGACTTCCATGTTATGTACAAACGATTCGTTGCCAGCGGCAAAGTTGGCAATCATAAACGTCATAACCTCGGGCGTGCTGTGGAACAGCTTGGCGAACTTCTCCCACAAGTAGTGGTCGTTACGCTTAAGATAAGTCGCCTCGGGCACAGGAACCCGAGGCTCTTGGAACACCGAATACTTGTCTACGGTGTAATGTTTCTTAAGCGCGAGGTAATGTTGGTACGCGCGGTGTCCGTTCACTCGATCCTCGGCATCCCGTAAACGTACTTCTCGACGCGACCATCCCAGAAGTGAAGACGTACTTCATCCCTATATGCTTGAGGTTTGGCGTCCCAGATTACCTCACCGTAGATTTCGGGTTGAGCCGTACCATCATCTTTCCAGTGGTAGATATACCAGCGCTCGCCGCAGCAGGGACAGTAATCGGAGCGTGATTCAAACAGAACCTCGGCCTTGGCGTCGGCTTCCTTACAGTCTCGAGCCTGAATGAAAACGTCTTCACAGACCATTTCGTCTTTGATGAAGTAGCCGCCAGAGTTATTCTGGTTATAGTGATACCACTTCAGCGCCTGCGCGATCGGGGTGACGTCAATAACCTCGTTCACATATCCTCCAAAGTAGCGAGCGCCGGCAGAAGGCCAGAGGCACGAAGTTCAACAGCCAACTTTTCCTTGAGGGACTTGTTGACCATGGAAGCAATATCATCGGGCTCAAGTTGATGTTCCTCGCAGTAGGCAAGAATCGCATCGGCGAGAGTCATATTGTCATCGTATGCACGGGTCTCAATGTGCATCGAAAACTCGTTGGCAGAATTAAACATCAGATTTCGGTTGAAGGTGTTGGACGATGGCTTGGACCTTATCGAACTGGCTGAGAACATCCAGTTCAGCGTAGGCAGCGATAAGATCTTCCTTATTGGCAAACTTCCAGATTAGTTCGAATCGACCATTATGGATGACGGTCTGCGGTACAGCTTTCTGGATAGCCAGTCTCATAGCTTTCTCAGATACGACTCAGGGCAGGTGAAGAAGGGATAATCACCGTCTTCTTTCAGCGTCACCGAAATATGATCCTCGCCTGTATAGTAGGTATCGTCTCTCGCCAAGCCATAGTCGTGACGGGACGCAGGATACACCACGGTGCCGGCCGGATGCTCGAAACGGTCTTGAAGTAGAACGTAAGAAGTAGTCATGCCTTTGCCAGGAAGTAATTGGCAGCAGTAATCAGGCGTTCAAGCTCACCGTACTCGGCATGCTTCGCACGAAACAGCTTCCACTTGGGATCATCGGTCTTGGTCAAGGGATGAGACATTTGCTCGTCGAACTTTTCCAAGAACAGGTCGATGAATTCACCAACCTTCTTTCGACTGTTCAGCAGCTCAGCTTGAATTTCTTCAAGCTCCTTACGAGTGCCATAGCAGTATGCGTCAGAAATACGGCGATCCATCAAGGTAGTCATTAGATTTGCTCCCCGGGCACATGGCCACGGAAGGTTTTGAAACGAGGGAAACGAAGAGAATACTCACCGTTCGAGTTCTGGGTGATAGCGTCAGCTTCGACTTCCATCAGACATCCCAGGAGTTGATCTCGAACTTTCCAGAGGTCCTCGCGTTGTTTATCGCTGAAGCCACCGCCGCAGCTTACCACAATTATACGCCCATTGTCAGTACATTTACCGACCAAAGCGCCGAGCATGCCCTTATATTTTGAATCGGGTTTACCCTCCTCAACGCCGATAATTTCCATCGTTAGGGTAATCGTCGGCTTCTTCTTCATCCAGTCGTACGACCGTTTCGTCTGATAGTAGCCGTCAGGGTTCTTAATCATGATCCCTTCGTAACCACCATCGATAGCCGCTCGATTGATTTCCTCGAATCGCTTCTTGCCAGCTTCCGTACTCAAATCAAGCAGGTCGAGGCCAACAGGTTGAGCGTTCGGCAGATAATCGCCATATGCTTCGAAGAGTTGTTGAACATTGGCCGTTCGCTCTGCCTGCTTCTTTTTCGACTTCCCAGCACGAAACTCGGACAGAGGCAGCATATCGAACACATAATAGATGGCATCATCCGTTTGAACGTTCGTCTTACGCTTGAACTGCTTCATCAAGTCCTGGAAGCTCGCGGACATCATTTCACCGTCGATAACCATGGGCTCAGGGAAGTGTTCCGCAATCGACGCGAACTGGCTTACGATCTTCGGGAAGTTGGTAAGCTCTTTACCGTTCCGGGAAGTTTGGAAGACCCGACCGTCTGGATTGACGAACGTGAGGCAGCGGGCGCCATCCAGCTTGACGTCGACGAACTTCTTTCCAACCAGCTTGTCTTCATGGTCCTTTGAGTCGTGAGCCAGCTGACAGCTGAAGACCGGGATGATGTATTGATCATAAGACTTGACCGCTTTGTTGATAGTGCTTTCGCTAAAACCAGCCTTCAAATCCTTCATCAGGATTCGACGATACCATCCATTCCACTGCGCGTTGGTGGAAGCTCTCATCAGCATTTCGATCTGAATTTGGGCGTCGCCACCCGTCAGGTCTCGATTGATAAGCTGTTCGCAGAGGCTTACGAAGTCTTCCATCGAAACACCCTTGCCGTCTGGGCCAGAGCGTTCCGGAATCTTCTTCACGCCAAAGGTGTCCATCGGGTCCAGGGCAAGGCGGAGCCCCTGAAAGAATTCATCGCGGCCGTCAATGGCCGCCGCACGAATCGTCTCTTCCTTAAAGAGCTTGGAGTTGTCACTGGCGATATACGCCAGGAGTTCTTCTGGGCGATCAAGCATCAGATAAATCCTACCTTGTTGGTCGTTTGCTTACGCGCAGCGGGCGCATGAGTTTGGGTGTGGAACAGCTCGGCAAGCGAGTAGCTCTTCTTAACGTCAGCAGGCATATCGATGCCGAGCTTCTGAGTCAGGACCTCAGCACGGGCTGAGTCGAGTTCCTCGAAGTTCACGATGTCGAAACAACGTCCGGGACGAATCAGAGCCGGGTCAACGTCGCGCACCGAGGGAAGGTTGGTCGAGAAGATCATCTTCTTACCAGCGGTCGTAACCAGGCCGTCACCAACGTTCAGGAACTTGTGCATCATGTCGTTGCCGTCGGAACGCTTGCCCAGCAGCAGGTCAGCGTCTTCGATGATGAACACGTTGGAATCGCTTTCAATGAACTGTGCGAACACGAAGTCCTTGGCAAGAACCGCAGGGTCGTAGGTCACAGTCGCATTGGACTTGGTGTGCTGCAGGAAGCCGCGAATGAACGAGGTCTTACCAGTTCCAGGTTTGCCAATCAGCAGCAGAATCGACGCATCGCTCGCCATGAAGCGGTCGTAGTACTGCTCAAGGGTTTCGTCCTTCAGGAACGAGTACATCTCGCTGATGGGATTACGGTCCTTACGGAGCGCCACGGACACAGACGAACCGTCGCCGCTGTAGATCCATTCGAGGTTCGAGTCGGATTCT